GAGGCGATGAGGGCCTGGGTGTCGCCCGGCGGGATCACCGGCACGCCGTCGACCGGCGTGTTGTCGATCTGGCCCGTGTAGCTTGTGTCGGCCAGCGCGATGTTGAAGCCGAAGATATCCACGGGCGGCAGGGTGGCAATCGTGGCCAATGCAGCCTCGACCGAGGACACCGGCGAGGGTTCGCCATCGGTCACGAAGATGACGATCCGGCGCTTGTCACCGCTGCCCGCAAAGAACGCCCCCGCCTGCGAAAACGCTGCGTCGAAACTCGTCCCACCAGTTGTGCCGTTGGAGAGCGCCAGCATCCAGGCATCGAGTGCGGCATAGTCGTCCGGCCCCATGTCGCGGCGTTCGATCGTGCCTGCGACGGAGGCATTCCACAGCACGATGCGGATATCGTTGGGCCGGTCGGGATCGACGCCCGCGCCGATCTCGCGGATCAGCGCCGCGACGCCGGCCTTCTGCGCCGCCATGCGCGTGCCCGACATCGAGCCCGAGACATCGAGCGCGATGTAGATCGCGGCATCCGAGATGTTCGCCTCGGGCACGATGGCGGCGGTCTCGGGGTACCATTGCGCCGCCCCTGCCTCTCCTGCCAGCACGCGCGTGACGCGCACCGCCCAGGGCTTGAGGTAGGGGTTGATGCCGAGATAAACCTGCCGCAGCACCAGGCTGCAAAGCCCGCGATAGCCGGGCACGTCGCCGTTCATGTTTGCTGCGAGGTAGTCGTTCTGGCCCTGGTCGGGCCCGCCCATCAGCACATCGATATCACCGACGATGCCGCCCTCGCGCTTCTCGCCGCCGAAGAGGTCGGGCTTGTCGATCCGGATGCGCCCACCGCCGGCGCCTGCATTGCTGGCGCTGGTTGCGGCCTCGAACACCTCGACCGATTGCGCCGGGAAACTCAGCGCCTCGGGCAGGACGGACCACGACGTGGTGTCACTTGCGGCATCATGGGTCACGCCCTGCAGCGTGACGATCTGGCGCGCACCGTCCTCCAGTCGCAGCCGGTAGTCCCGGCCGAGGCGCACGCCCGCGCGCGTCCCCGGAAAGGTGATCAAAGCCCCGGTATCGCCCGCGAGGGCCGCGGTGGCCGCCATGCCGTTGAGCGTGCCGATGCGCGTCTCCACGGCCGCACCGCCGCCCGAGACCCCGCCACCGGTGGTCACCGCCCAGGCGGTGCGGCGGTCGACGAGGATCTCGCGGATGGCATCGACCGGCCCGTGGCAGAGCGCCAGGTGCATGCCCAGCTTGTAGCGGTAGCCGATGGTCGGCTTTTGCTTCTCAGCCACGCGGTGCCCCCGTTGTTGCCACTGCCCCGGCCGGTGCCTGCAACGCGGCCGCCTGCGCGCGCGCCTGCGCCGCACGGATCACGGGCAGGACGAGCGCATCCTCGGTTGCGCGCAGCCGGTCGGCCTCGATGCCGTGATCGAGAAAATCCTGCCACTCAAGCCCATGGCGGCGGAACCACGGCCGCACCCCCGCGAGGCAATAGCGCGCATCGCGCAGGTCCTGAATGGTCACGCGGAGCGGCTCCTGTTCGGTCTGATCCCGATCCATCACTTCTTGCCGCCCTTCTTCCTGATGGGATCAACCTTCAGATCCCCCGCCCAAACCACGTTGGGCCCGGTGATGAGCACGGTGCCGAAGACGACCGGGATCGGGCGGCCTTCCTCGGCCGTGGGCAGGCTGAAATCGTCAAGCCCTGCGGCCTGGGGTGTCTCGACCTTGGGGCGCGGGCTCAGCGCATAGGAGATGCCCGCGAGCACCAGCCCGAGGACGAGCCGTGCGATGAAGGTCCATGCCATGAGGGTGTGCCGTTTGGGGGTGGGGCCTGCGCGGGCGCGTCAGACGATGGAGCCGCCGCCGAGCGGGTTGCGGCCGGGGATCTCGGGGAAGCCGCCGAAATTGAGGAGATTGCCGAACTTGGCCCCGCAGGTGGCGGCGCGCAGGTCGCAGCCGGGGGCGATGTCGACCAGGACCGGCAATGGCTCGCCGGTCTCCGGGTCGAGCTCGGGGGCCGCGAGGGCGTCTGCCAGTTCCGGCATCGGGCGTGAGAGCGTCAGCGTGGTGCCCACGTGCCCGGTGATGAAGCCGAGCTGCGCCCCAAACCGCAGCACCCCACCGCGAAACCAGCCATCGGGCTGCGCCGCCGCCTCGGGAATGGTCACGGCTGCGCCACTGCCCGCAACCGCCGTCACCGTGCCGGTCAGCCAGTGCAGTGCGATATCAAGCCCGCAGCCCCGCCCGTAGAGCGCGTGCCGGCAAAGCCGCTGGTACTTCGCCCGCACACCCGCGCGGCGCAGCGTGCTGAAGATCGACTCGGCCTGCAGCAGGATGCGCTGGCCCTCGACCTCAGCCCCCACCACGCGGCCCTTCCACTGCGCCACCGTCTCGCCCGGCACCTGCTCATGGCCACGGAAGATCGTCAGCGTCACGGGCGTGTTGCCCATCGGCGCCAGAAACCGCCGCGCGAAGGAATGCGACAAGGGCCAGGTCAGCTCTAGCCGCCCGCGCTCGATCTCGCTGGTCTGCACCACGTCGCCATGCGCCACGGCGGCGGGCTCCCAGAGGATCGTATCCCCGCCGCTGCCGGTGCTGGTCCAGGCCTCCGCCCGGCTGGTGAAGCGCCAGACCTGATCCCCCTCGACGAACTGGTAGAGGTAATACGGGCGGCCTTCGGCGGGCGAGGACTCGATGGCGGTGTAGGTCATGGGGGATGATCTCCAGGGTCTACCGGAAACGATAAATTATCGAAAGCGAGGCTTCGCGCCCGCTGGACGAAATGGTTGATCCGCATGCCTGGTCGGGCTTTAATTCAACCAGCCTCCATATTGCGAGGGGAACGTGCGGCACTGAACCGCTTGAGACAGGATGATTTCATGCAGCTTTCAAGACTTGCCCTTTGCATCGGCCTGCTGTGGGTCATGCCCGCTCAGGCTCAGGATTTTCCGATCGACGATGCGCTCCGCGCCGAGCGTGAAACGATCAGGACGCTTCAAGCGCGCCTGAATGATCTGAACTTCGATGCCGGTCGCCCGGACGGTGCCTTCGGGCCACGGACACAACGTGCTATCGAGGCATTCCTGACGAGATTTCGGGAAGACGGCGTGAATGGGCTATCCCAAGAAACGTTCGAGCGCATCGCAATGATCCACCACGCAATGTATGCCTCGCCTATCGAGGGAAACACGCTCGTTTCACCCGGTCGGCCACGGACAAGCCGGGTGTTCACGACGGATGTCAGACAACAGGTGCCCGACTGTGATGCCTGTAACGCTACGACCTTCGTTCTGGCGACAGGTGATCTTGATGGGGACGGTCGCGACGAAATCGTGTTGCACCAGCATGTCTCGGATCTGCGCTACCGGGTAATTGACCGAGCGTCGCCTATCACCATCGTTTCTCCGGGGCGTGAGGGGGCGGACAAGACCTTCCCCGGTCTTGCAGGTTCCGACCTGCCGCATCGCGTGCATGTGCGAGAAGCCATCATTGCGGATTTCAACAATGACGGCGTCGGCGATCTTTTCGCAGTGGCGCATGGTCTCGACCGTCACCCGTTTCCCGGCGAACAGAACATCCTGATCCTGTCCGGCCCGGACGGACACCGTGATGTCAGCGCAACCCATCTGCCGCAGATTGACGATATGGCCCATGGCTTTGCCACAGGCGACCTGACCGGAAATGGCGCGCTCGACATCATCGTGATAACCAATCAGGGCAGCGCGGGTCATCTTCCCTATCTTCTCATCAACGACGGCGAAGGGAGCTTCGAGCGTAGGGGGCTGGAAACCATCCTCGATCCCGCCCTGTTCGATTTTACGAGCAGCAGAGACCCTTATGAAGCGGAATACACGACAGCACGCCTGATCGACCTGAACGGAAATGGCTCGCTTGACCTCTTGTTACTTGCACGCGGCGAATTGCCGTCACCCTCGACCCGATCTGCCCGGGTGAGGGGTTCGCTTTTGATTTACAATGACGGGACGGGCCGGTTTCCAATCGAAAATCTGGTCGAGCTGCCGACAGGTCGCTGGGGCGATCGGACCTTCACAACCGATGCCACGGCTGTCGATCTGGACGGCAACGGTGCGCTCGATCTGATCCTCACCCAGGCGACGCGAGACGGAAGCTGGCAGGGTGCCTACCTTCAGATCCTTATGCAGGAAGGTGGTACCTTCGTGGATCGTACTGCCGAACGGCTCTGGCCACAGGGTTATCCGCAGCCACTGAACCGCACAGCCTTTGCCATGGGAACACAGGTTGCAGACTTCAATGGCGATGGTCATCCCGATATCGTGTCGCGCTCGCTCGATCCTGCCTACAAGAACGCCATTGATGAAGGTGTGATTCAGTTTGGAATCAATGACGGAACGGGTCATTTCCGCCCGGTCACTCCGCTCTGGAACGGGGCCGGCGGCTATGGCGGGCGCCAGCCTGTCAGTGGAGATTTCGACGGTGACGGGATCGCTGATCTGGCGAGTCACGACCTGAATGGTGATTTTGGTCCAGGACAGGACCGCACCTACGGGATCAGGCTCAACATTCATGTGCCGTCGCGATAGACCCTCATGGAAGTCCGCGCCAAATCCAGTTTGAGTTCAGGGCTTTCCGAATGTGTGCTATTGTGCCGGCGAAATTCTACGCGTGCGGAGGCAATTCGAGTTTTCTTCGCGGCAGTCCGCAGCCGCGCAAGCGGTCTGATTGCTGGTTTTGGCGTTTAGGTCCAAGGCAGCTCAGTTTGCGCGAGGGATAATGCAGGGGACCCGTTTGCCGCATCTTGCCTCATCCGTCCACTTCCACCACCGGCACAGTCACTTCGCTCGCCACGGCCCTGTGCCGGATCTCCACCCGGTCGGCATCGGCGCGCACCGCTGTCAGGAAATGCACCTTCGTCTCCAGCGGCACCGGCTCGCCGAGGTTCGACGAGAGCGTCAGCCGGTGGTCCGCGCCATCCTCGACAGCATCGGTAATGGTCCGGAACCGCAGCGCGCCGGGCATTTCGAGCAGGATCCGGCGATCGACATAGGCCGCGAGCGGGGCCACCGGCGCCACGCGCATCAGCACCGATCCTGATGTCATGGGCGCGCGCAGCTGTAACTCATGGCCCCAGGTGGGCAGCCAGAAGCTCGCCTGACGTCCCCGCAAGGACCAGAGCCAGCGCCGAAGATCATGTCGAGCCGTCGGGCCGCGTGCCTTCAGCGTGACGGTCTCACCGCGCTCGAAGACGTCGCGCACGGGCTCCACCGTGACCGGGCCGAAGCCGTTGTCGACATACTCGACCGCCCGGCGCAGGCTGGCGGAGAGCGGACGGCGCACCACGCTCGGGTCGGTCTGCACCGGGCGGCCGAGATAGGTCGGCAGCGCCGGGGCCGCGATGTCCGGCGCATCGCGCAGCAGGAAGCTGGTGGTGACCGTGCCATCGCCCTGACGGCGGCGGGCGATCTCGACGGCGGAGGTCAGCACGCCCGCGCGGACAGGGAGGATGGTGATACGGCGGGCCGCCAGCGCCAGCGCCGGAAGGTGCTGGTCCAGCGGCTCGGACAGGACCAGCCGGTCGGGCTGAACGCTGGCGATCGACACCAGCGCTGCCGCCCCACCATCAAACGCAATCGCCGCCATACCGCCGCTGCGAAAATCCGACACCGCCGTATCGATCAGGATCTCCGTGTCATCCTGAACCAGATCGGCGTCTGGCTGCAGCGCCAGGTGCCAAAGCGGCACAAGCCAGTCTCCGGCGAACCCGGCCCGCACCAGTTCCGCCACCCGCGCCATGCCCAGCGCATCCAGCCGGTGCCGGACCGTGACGATCTCGCGCGGGCGGGGTCGGAGCGCGATGCGCTGCTCGCCCGCGCGAGATGGCAGCACATCGGTGCGCCATTCCAGTACCTCGGTGACCTCCTGCGCCGCCGGAAAGGGCCAGAGCGGCAGCGAACCTTCCTGCTCAGGCATTGAGCGTGCCTCGGTTGCGGCGGATGACGTTCAGGATGGCGCGCTCGCCCGAGGGGGTGGCGAGATAGTCGCCCACAACGGACGGGTCGAGCACATTGATGATCCGTGTCGAATTTTCCTGCGCTGCAGGGGATGCGCTTGCACCATTCATCTCGACCCCGAGCCGCCCGTCGCGGCCGCGCCGTAGGGGCAGGATCGCCTCGGGCCCGGCCTCGCCCATCAGCCCGATGCCGCGCGCGAAGGGAAACACCGTGGGTCGGTTGACCACGCCACCACGCGCGAAGGCGGTGAGGTTCTGGCCACCGGCGAAGACGCCGCCCCGCGCGAAGCCGAAGAGGCCGGCGAACAACCCGCCACCCCCACCCATGCCGGAGAAGGCGTTGATCAGCGCGTTCTCGATCGGCTTGAAAGCCAGGTCGATCAGCCGGTTCGCAAGGTTTTGGGCGATCCGCGAGATGGCGCTGGCAAAGGTCTCCCAGGTGAACTCGCCTGACTTCAGCGCCTCCTTGATCGGGCCGACGATGTCCTGCGCCAGGCCTTGCGCGATCTCGCGCGAGCGCTCCTGTGCGGAACGCACCGCGTCGGCGGTCGCCTCCCAGGCACCCCGCGCTGTCTCGGCCCCCTCGCGCAACGCCTGACCGGCACCGCGACCGGCGCTGCCTGCGCGGCCCGCCGCCTCGCCGGTGGCGTCGAGCGTATCCTCCAGCTCCGCGGCTGCGAGCGCCGCGCCGGTGAGCGCAGTCTCGGCATCCGCGCCGCTTGCTGCGATGGCCTCGCGCAGGGCGGCCACGGACTCGAGCGGCGCGGTTGCTGCCTCGACCACACTGGACATTGTCGCGCGCAGGGCCTCGGCCTGGCCGCGTGCCTCTGTGGCATAGTCGGTGAGCCCCAGATCCGGCATCGCAATGGGCTCGGCTGTGAACGCCGCCTCAAACGCCGCCCTGGCCTCCGCTCCCGCTTCTGCCGCCGACCCCGCAAAGGGATTGTCGATCCGGCCCAGTTCCAGATTGCCGATCAGCGAGACCCGGCGTTCGATGCCCAGCGCTTCCAGCCCGGTGTTGATCCCGTCCAGAAACCCGTTGATGCGCCGCCCGACGCCATTGAGCATCGCCTCGACGCCCGCGATCAGCGCGTTCGCCGCCTGGAACGCGAAATCTCCAATGGCCCCCGGCAGCGCGCCCCAGAGCACCTTGATCGCGTCCAGCGCCCCCTGGAAGGTGTTGAGCGCGGCATTGCCGAAGCCAACCACCGCTTCCAGCGAGGTCTGCAACGCTTCTGCGATGGCCGCCTTGATATCGGCCCACTTGGCCATGATCGCCAATCCCATGGCGGCGGTGCCCAGCTTCATCCGCTCCCAGACCTCGCGCGCGAGATCGCCCAGAAGCGAGAGCGCGTTGCCAAACCCGCCAGCCCCGCGCACCAGCCGTCCGAACCAGTGGATCAGTTCCCCGGCGGCCACGATCAGGCCGATGAACGGCAGACGCAGCAGCGCCCCGCGCAGGATGACCAGCGCCATGGCGAGGCCACGGACCGAGACGGCAGCTGCGATCTTGGCCGCCACGAAGCGCCCCGCCATCAGCGTAGCGACCCCTGTGGCATAGGCCGTCAGCCGCCCGAGATTGTCGAAGAGGGTGCGAATGGCGACGCCGAGAGGGCCGGTGGTGCGTGCGGCAGCGGCCATGGCATTGGCTACGGCTTCCAATGCCGGCGCCGCAGCCACGGCGAGCTGGTTCGACAGCCCCCGCCAGATCAGCCCCAGCCGCGAGATCGCATCGTTGGTGCGCTCGATCTGGGCGGCGTCCTGGTCGGAGACGACCACGCCGAAGTCGCGTACATCCTGCGTCGCCTGGCGCAGCGTGGCCGTATCGATGCGGGTGAACACCAGCCCGGCACGGTCGCCAAAGAGCTGCGAGGCGACCGCCGCGCGTTCGGCTTCGGGCACGAACTCCGCCAGCCGGTCCTGAATCAGCGCGATGCGCTGGTCGAGCGGCAGCGCCTGCAGCTCGGCCGCCGACACGCCAAGCCGGTCGAGCGCGTCAGCAGCAGGGCCGGTGCCAGCAGCGG